ATCTTTAGGTAATGTCCAACTAATATATTGTTGTCTATCTACTAACTCCATTACAGCTTGAATGAATCTCATATCAGCTCTATTCCAATCATCTAATAATAGAATACCACCTTTTTCTTTACCACTAATCCATTCAGGTGGGCAGTAACTCATACGATTTAAACCAGTTGAACTAAAACCTTTCTTTCTATAATCCTCAACTGAATTCTCATCCACCCATTCTTTACTATCTTCTGATTGCATCTCAAATTGGCGAATTGGAAAACCAACCAAGTCACCAATTTCTTCAATTTGTGCAAGATTCAATTTAACAAAATTCAAATCTAATTCATCAGCTAACTGAACAATCGAAGATGTTTTACCAATACCACTATCACCTACTACTTCAGTTGATACCATTGGTTTATTGTTTTCTTGTAAGTAACGGTTGTTACTAATAATGTGTTTTAAAAAGTCTTTTAATTCATTAACATTTAATGATACTGTTGCGTTTGATTTTTTAGCCATAACCTTTTTTTTTATTTTTTAAATTGTTTCTTATTTCTTCTTATATAATAAAGATAAGTAATTAGTCGAGGTCATAAAAACCCACTATTTCATATTTGTTGCTCTAGCAAATAATGAATCAAATATAAGATGATGATATTTGTATCCATGTTTCTTTGTTAACGCTCCATATAATTTTGGAATATTAATTTGTGTTTCTTTATCATACTCATCACCTAATTGAATTACATTTAATGCAAAACGAATATCACTATCTAACTCACTATTAATATTTTTTTCTAATTCCTTATATAAATTATTATCTATTTTTAAAGTTTCCATTATCTAGTAATTTGAATTTTAGCACCTGGTAAATCCTCATTTACTTTACAGTTAGCGCAATGTACCCATAATACTGGTTTAATTGGTTTTGTTTCAGGTACACAACTTTCACCATCTGTTAAATAAATTAAATTTTGATACTTATCTGAATGTTCTTGTAAATATTTCATTACTGGTTCAAAATCTGTACCACCTCTACCTGATACTTTAATATTATCTGTTTCACCTTTATATTCATAAACTCTACCAATTCTAGCATCACATTCTACAATTGTCACTTCAGTACCTGTTTTCCATATATGATATATTTCACTAAAGAAATCCTTTAAATCATTATCAGAAACAGAACCTGATGTGTCAATAGCAACTAATGTATTTTTCTTTTGTTTAATTTTTAAGGCTGGATTACCATAAAAACGTTTATTTGGTTTACGTCTTGTTTTCTTAGTATAAACTTTAGAAGCCATACCATTAAAACGTCTAAGATAAGCTTTCCAATCAATAACTGCTTCTTCTTTAATTCTAAGTTCGTTAATTAATCCTTGTAATTCACCTGGTATAGTACCTCTATTACGTTCAACTTGATCTGCTACTTCTCTCAACTGATGTTCAATTTGTTTTTCCATCAATTTCTTTTCAGCCTCATCCATGTTCTCAAATTGTTTCCAAAACTCATGAGAACCTTTAACTGTAACCTTAGTGCCATCACCTAAAGTAATCTCTTTAGCCTCACCACTTCCATTAGCCTCAGACATTGCCTCCATAAATTTAGCAAAATCACCTTCTGGGTTATCTTGTTGTTCTTTTTGTAACAAATCATAATACTTTCTAGTACCTGCTTTTAAGGGTAAATTTAACTCTTTAAATGGTGATTGATCAATTTCTAAACCATCCCATGTTTCGTCCTTATAATCGTCTTGAATGTATTGATTAATTTCAATATCGGCAGCTACGTTTAATAATTGTTTATCTTGAAAACTATCAAACATATGTAAGTGTTTAAATGCAATATGTAATAATTCATGTTTCAGAACTGCTACTTTACATTTCTCACCAATTGTATCCCAAAAAGCAGGACTAACAACTAATTTAGTATTGATACCATCTTTAGCAACACATGCTGTTTGAACAGCATTACTAATTTCCTTATTTAAGCCAATCAAAAACAAACCATAAAATGGTTCTTTAAACATTAATGTTTTAGCGTGTTTGGCAATGTCTGCGTGTAAATCGTCTATCATGTCGTTTTATTTATATAATAAAGATAAGTAACTAGTCTAGGTCGCAAAAACAATATCCACCAAGGCTTCTGAAGCACTATTACTTAACTTAAATTCTCTGTTAATATTATCTAGTAAGAATTTCTTAACAACCTTACCTTCTTCACCTTCTTTAAAAGCTAATCTTAAACCACTACCAAATGCTTTCCAATCATGGTCCCATTTAATACCTTTGGTCTTTAATAATGCTAATAAACCTTTTAAATTAGTATTAGATTGTGTATATTGACTAGGTCTAAAATTATGTAAATGATATAATTCATTTAATAAAAATGAAATTGATAACAATGTGTGGTCATTAATAACCAAGTTAGACATCATTTCAAAACCTAACTTAATATTATCTTTATCCTCACTGAATAACATATCTCTTAGGATAGTTAAATATTCATCATCTAATTCAATACCATCTTTATTCAAATCAGCAAAAAATTCCTCATCAAAAATAAATTTTAATTTACCACTAAGAATATTTTTCTCATGTTCAAAAAGTAAATTAACAACTTCAAATAATTTAGCATTACGGTATCCATCTACTTCAACTCCAGAAAATGAAGATGTATTAGCTTCAAATATAGCTTTATCAGCTGGATGTTTTTTAAATAATTCTTTTACAGTTTCTATATAATCTGGTCTAATATAAGCTACTTTATCTCTATTTTCAGCTTTTATATAGATATTTTTTTGTTTATCTACCGCCCAATTTGATTGTGCATTATCTAAAAAATGTTTTACTACAAATTTTTCTTTAAAAAATACAATATCTTCAATATTTAATTGTTTATTTAAATCATTAATAAATCCTTTACTAATCAGAATATACTCAGCATAAGCATGTCTTGATGTCTTCTTTAATTTATTATCTTTAATAAACTCTTTTAATTTAAAACGAGGTATTTCACTTGCTTTAGAAGCATAAAAAATACTACCATCTTTAATTTTACCTATTTTTGTGTTATAGATAGTATCAATTATCTTTTTTAATCTTAATGTGTTATCTTTACTTATAAAATAACATTCTGAATTCCAATAATGGCTTCCTGAGTATTTAACTTTACCTGTGTTATAATCTTCAACAACATGGGTGGAAAAAACATTTTCTAACATAATCTATTTAATTAATTTTTTATAATCTAAAATAATTTTTTGATAATCTTCAATAATTTTTTGAAGTTCTTTGATGTGTCCATTTAGAAAATCAACTCTATTTTCTTGTATTTCAATCATTCCTTCTTTTAAAGAAACCATTTTTCTCAAATACTCAATTGTACCTTCTAATGATTTAGTGTAAGCATCACTTGTAATTTCTGACATAATCTTTATTTTTTAATATATTTAAATTTAATGAATGGATTGAGGTCATTATAATGTGTCCCATAATTCATCTAATTGTTCATCACTAATTACATCCCTTGTATTAGGGAATTTAGATAACAACAACTGAATAAATTTTAATCTTTTTAATGACAATTCTTTGTCATGGTGAATTTCAACACTAACACTGTTTAAATGTGATTGAACGATTATACTTACTCTTGTTTCCATAATTTCTTATTTTTTCTTATATAATAAAGATAATGAAAGAGCCGCGGTCATAAAAGACTGCGGCTCAGTAAGGGTAATATTCTAGAAAATTAATTAATCGTTTCTTTCAAATACTTGATCTAAATCATCATTATCAAATTTAACTTCTTTAAATGATAATTTTGTTTTTAAATGATCAATATATTCGTCTTTTTGGTTTATAACGTGTACTAAATCTAATATTTCATCTATTAGTTTAGACTTGTCTTCTTTTAATTTTTTAATTGTTTCCATCACATTTTACTTAAACGTCCACTCCTGTAATAATATTTCTTCCAGTAAGGGTGCTCTAATGAAGCAATGTTTACACCTGATTTACTTGATTGGATAAATTTATTATTACTTAAATAAACTCCAACATGACTTATATCTCTAGTTTTAATTCTGAAGAATACTAAATCTCCCGTTTTTAATTCATCTCTAGAGATAGTTTTAACATACTTAAATTGCTGTCTTGAATTTCTAGGTAACCATTCATTTACTACTTTAGAATATAATTCTCTAGCAAATGCTGAACAGTCAATCCCGTTTTTTGATTCACCCCCAAACTTATAGGGCCGACCAATCCAATCAAATACAAAATCATACAATTTTAATGACATCGGGGTGTAGTCTAAAGCTATACCTGCGATTTGATTTAAGAACTTAATTTGAAGTTCCTTTTCTTCTTCTGGCTGTGAAGTCGCCGACTTGTTCTGTGCTAGTCCTAGACTAGGCAACAGAACGATCAAGGTAGTTATTATACATATTTTCATCATCATTCACCTCTCTGTTCCAACCGCACATATCGTTCCCTGAGGATTTTATTGGTGACATCAATAAATATAATAACTATCCTGTGGGTTATCCCTTAAATCTAATGACTATCGCCGATATTGTTTTTTTCACCATATATCAAATAATCAGGATTGATCACTTTAGCGATCTTACTACGTTCACCTGATATATGTTTAATCACAATTCCTTCTTCAGGTACTTTAGTTCCTGGAATAAAATTATTAAAAGTGAATTTATCTTGTACTTCTTGATCCCATAAACCAGTATATAAAATATCTACATAAGGTAAGTTTAAAAAATAATTAAGAGCAATATGTGTATCACCAGTGTCCATATAACCATTATCTAACTTAATATCAAATGCTTTAAATTCAATATCTGATAAACCATAATCATATCCTTTTTGAATACCAGGACCATAAATTTCTCCATAAATTATTATCCCATCTCCAATATAGTTAGAACCTCTATCTTTAACATAAGACCATAATTTATTTTTAATATTATATTGTTCAGCAGCTGTTCTCCAAACATCAGTTGAATAAAAACCTTGTGAGTCAGATCCTTTTTCAACGTTATGAGAACCATAAACATATTCATAGTCAATCCATTCATCAGCTAATCTAATAAATTTCTTTAATTTATCTATAAAAGATAATTTAGTTTTCTTAACAATACCATAACGAGCATTAGTACCATGAATTTTACGAGTAATCTCTACAACATCATCTTCATTAAACATTCCGTCAACATTCTTTAAATTAGGAAATTTATAATAAACATGAAAGTGAGGATTATCTTGATATCTAATTTTACGTCCTGAAGCTAATTGAATTTGTTTAACTGGTGGTTCGTATTTGAATATATTCATTACACCCATCATATCTTTACCTTCTTTTATTTCTGAAGGAAATAATCCTGATTTTGATGTTGGAATTAATAAGCATTCAGAATATACACCTCTTAATTTAACAGTACGTACACGTCCACCTTTACGTAAATAATTAGTCACATTTAATTCATCTGATAATTGTTCAGGGATAACAGCATCTGTGGTTGCTACTATTACTAAACTTCCCTCAACATATTGATCTTTAGGGATGATACAAGTCCATCCATTTACAACTGCTAATTCTATTTTATCAGCACCTTCAATTGGTTTGATTTCTTTGATTTTGCCTATAAAGCAAACTGAGTTATTATTTTCCATATTTTAATTTAAACTATTTGGGTAATATAATAATGTAGGATTTTTCTTCTGAATATCCACATCTGGGTAATATTTTTTAAACTCCATTACATCAAATTTAGAAGTTATTAAATGACATCCAACTTTAGTAGGAATTATAGTTTCAATTTTATTTCCTTCAGGTTTTAAACTATTAATCAAATTAATTATATGTTTTGGTCCTTCAATAAAGATATTATCCACATCTACAATCCAACGTTTCTCAAGTGTTTTCATTTGTCCAACGATTGAATCAAATAGATTTTGTTGTTTATGTTGTCCACTTTTAATTCGTTGAGCCAGATCCACTAACATATTTAAGGATACGTCTTTATGACTTTGTTTTTGAACGTGAATATATGCTCGTGCTTTAAACATTTCGCATAACTGAATAATTTCATCATAACGTTTTTCTAATTGTTCGATACTAGCAATACAATATGAACGTATAGTTCTTACTGATTGATGATTATCTTTTTCACCTTCAGGTTGATCCTTTTTACGTTTAAAAATGTAAAGCATATAGAAATCATCTTCATCCTCAAAGTTGAGTAATGGCTTTATTAATTCTAAATTGTCTATCATAACTTTATATTGAATCGATTTTTCATTTTAATTAAGGTTTCATCTGGTACATTATGTTGGTTTATACCACCATGTCTGTTCTCTACAATTAATGAATGTACTCTATAACCATACTTCTCAGCCATCTCAAAATAAGGCTTCATTTCTCTCTCAGTTGTAAACGTATTTGATACAATTACTCTTTCAAAGTCATTTCTCATATATGAATCAACTATACTTTGACACCAAAGGTGTGCATCTTTTAATTTAGAAGCATCAAATTTATATTCATCATCTTCCATAAAATATTGATCAGCTTCAGCTGTTATTCTACCTATTGATTTTGCTAATGTTGATTTACCACTACCCGGTAATCCTCTTAATAATATTAATTCTTTCATACAGTATGTTCTATTTGTACTCTAACACAGTTTTGAGGTAATCTATTTATATGTCTGTAATTATTAATATAACCCATAATATTAGCACTACCAATTGCATTTGCTGAATGTGTATAAACATCAACAACTGGTTTTCCTTCCATCCATTGTTCTACTAACCATTTAGCACAATCATATCCTGTCTTCTCAGTAATATTATTATAATTTAATTCGTAGTTATGATATACATTTTTATGCCATTCAGCCATAGCACTATCTCCTAAATCATGGTCTAATGAAATAACATCAATATTTTCTAAACCAACCTCATTTACTTTGGCTACAAACTCATCATAATTTCTTACAACAGTCCATTCTTCAATCCCATGAATCCATTCATTATTTGGACTTAATGGTGTGCGTACATCATCTAAATAAATTCTATATCTAGTATTTCCCATATTATTGTTCTCCTTTTAATCTTTCTTCGTGGTGGTCGGAAGGTAATATATTTGCTTTAATAGGCCTAGTTTTTAGTAAACTAATTACTTCCTCCATTGAGTAAGGTGTTAAAGCATTTCCATCCATCCCTACATCCATTGATCTTCCACTCATTATTTTCTTATTTTTAGGTAAATGAACATGACCAAATAAATGATATCTTCCATTATTCATATCATGCCAACTACATAGTGGATAATGATCAACTACAAACTCAACTTTATTTTCACCTTTATGGTTATACACAGTTAAGACTTCATATTGGAAAGTTTGAGTAAAAATATCTTGAATATTTTGTCTATTATTCTGGATATGATGATCATGGTTTCCATAAGCTAGATAAATGTTACGACAAATTATTCTATCTCTAAATTCTTTAATTGATTCAAAACCCCCAAATGACCAGTCACCTAAGTGAATTAAGATATCATCCTGCATAACAAGTCTATTGATGTTATCAACAATGGCATCATTCATATGTTCTAATGTTTGAAAATCTCTTGTTTGGTCAACAGGAATTTCTCCATCTTGAGTTCTCCAATTAGTAACTCCTCTACAAATGTTTTTGTGATTATAATGTGTGTCTGAAGTAAAGAATAGCTTTTGGCCTTTTTCTAATTTTATTTTCATAACCTTTATTTCTTAATATAATTAAATATAACAAACTAACCTAGGTCATTATTTCCAAAATAACTGGATTAATATAATTGATATTGATAAGCCTAAACAAACTAATGTTTTAGTGGTTATTGCTTCCCCAAACCAAAGTTTAGACATTAAAATAAAAACGGTCACTCCTACCCCGTATCCAATTAACCTTGAAGGCCATAACTGTCCATCATAAGCAGACACCATGTATTTAACAGAGGTTAAAAATAGATAAGAGATAGGAACGCCCAATAATGCTATAACAAGTTGATGATCTTGCATCCACTTAAATCTAAATTGTCCTTGTAATTGAAAAAATGTTAACGCTTGAGCTAAAGCTCCAATAAGCATTCCGTATACTAATCTCATAATTCCTCTTTTTTAACATATTTTATCCCACACTCAGTCTCCCGCATATTATCCGGTCCTACTCCTTCCCACGCCTTAGCAATAAATTCTAAGTCAGTTGGGTTAGCGTTTTTATTGGCGGCTATAGTGGAGAAATACTCCAATGTGCGTTGCATTATTATAATCATATTTTTCTATCTAATGATATGTTTTTACAAAATCTAATTTCCTTATTATTCAAAGTCCAAATCTCACCATTATCCATAGCACAAGTAAATAATAAGTTATGTTCTTGAGAATAATCAATTACTAAAAAAGCATAACCCTCCATTCCATCACTTAATCGATAAACAGGGATCATAGGATTTAATTGTAATATCATATTATGATACCTTTAACTATTGTTTTACCTTCTAATTGCTCTTTATCAAGTTCTCTTACTTTCTCATGAGATCCAAAATACCAAGAGTCATTAACATTTAATGCTATTTCTTCTTCAGGTGATATATAACTTACATCATGGTATCCTCCTTCATATCCATGTCTGAATACTCTTATGTTAGGATCTAATTGTTGTAATTGAGTAATTAATTCTTGTACTGTCATATTAATTCTTTAGTGGACCCTGCTGGGCTCGAACCAGCGACCCACAGATTATGAGTCTGTTGCTCTAACCAACTGAGCTAAGGGTCCGGTGTTTATTATAACAAATCTTTAATCATTTGTTTTTCCTTTTCTAATAAACTAATTAATTCATCAATTAATTCTAATCTAAATTCACAATCATCATCATAAAAATCATCAAATTTTTCTAAAATAGAATCATTAATCTTTTCATTTAATTGTTTATTAATCTGTTCAAATACAGATTTTTCAATTTTACTTAATACCATAATCTTTATTTTTTTTTTTATTTAATTAATTAACCAACCATGTATTTCATTACTACGTCTAATTAACTCATCCTCTTGTTCAGGCGTAAGTAAATCATACGCTTGTTCTAACTCATAAGCTAAATCATCAGAGATCTCAGAGTAATTATCAATTTGATCATTCGCTTTCTTTTGCAACTCAATAATTCTTTCAACTAAATTTTCCATGTCTTTTTAATCTTTAATATAATTAAATATAACTAAGGAGTCGAGGTCAATTAAAACCCTTTCGAGTTCGAACCACCACACCCTTCCTCTATATATACAAATATATTATGTATGTGTTATATTGTATAAATCAGCCATTGGATTATCCATTGGTAAGTTAATTAATGCCCAATGTGTTACTTCGGTGTTATAATCATCTCGATTTCCCTTAAACCATATTTCATCTCCAGGGGCCATATTACATCTTTCATCCATTACTATTCCCCATCCACCATATGTTAATACTTGTTCCCCAACTGGTGGTAATTCGTCTTTAATGTTTATCCAGTTTATCATATTAAATAATTGCAAAATATTTTAAAATATAAATAATTGAATAACCCGCTCCACCAAAACCCAACAACCTGAATAAAAATTTCAAAAACAATGACCCAGTCAAATTAGCAAAAGTAAAAAATAATGATTGGGGTAATGTAATAATCGCTAATATTAATCCTAATTTTTCCATAATTTAAATTGCTTCAATTCCGGTGATACTTCTGTTATTTAATTTGATTGAGCGTTTATTACCCTCTAATAAATTTTCAAGTGTAATTACTCTAATGAACTCGGCATTGATCTCTTTAACCATACCTTTAACATTAAACCAATATTGTGAACCAGAACCTCCTCCTAAATTTTCAACAACGTTGAACTCGTATTTACTGTTTACTTTGATTTTTGATAATTGCGTTTTCATAACCTTTTATTTAATAATTAAACCAAGTTCATTTACTGACTTTAACTCTTTACTATACACTTCAACCAAATAGTCAGTTTCTCCAGTTATAACACCTGTCTTCCAAGTGTGTAATAAATTCTCTATTAATCTGGCTCTTGTTAATATAGCCATATTTAATATTGATACTTGTTCATTTGTTAATTCTATTTTCATAACCTTAATTTTTAAATTTTTAATATATTTAAATATAACAAACTAGTCGCGGTTAAACCGCAACTTCTTCATTCATAACAAACGCTTTTGAAGCCCATGTTTTAGCATTAACTGCTTTATATTGTTCCTGGCTATACAAATTGGTGTTAAAATATAACTGATTGATAACACCAACCTCCAAACCTAATAACATATCCTCATCAATCATGATAACCTTTTTACCATTACGAGCAAAAACATTCAACCAAACATTACTATCTTCTGCTTTAAACTCAACAGTCTGTAAAGCACCTTTTTTATAACTACCTAATACAGCTGATGGATTGTTTGAGTAGTACTCATTATAACGTGGATCAACATCAACACAAGTTAACATACCGGACTGAGTTTTAACAATTGTTCTAAATTTACCTTTACGACCTTTAATAAATTCTACTGTGTTGATCTTTGTTGTGTTTATTACTTTTTTCATAACCTTTATTTCTTATTTTTTCTTATATAATAAAGATACTAAGGCAGCCCGGGTCAACCAACGATATGTATATATATCATCCGTATTAAAAAATCTATAAGAAACTCTTCTTGCGATCCCGATAACTTGTGCGCAAATGGGTAATTCGCGGTTTATAGAGCAGCTATTTGAGCTGGTGTCTATCTAATAAACATTTGGGACATTCCTTATCTTTATTGATAGGAGTACAACAAACAGGACATATGTGATCTACTTCATTCATAGTATTAAATATTATATACGTATATATGCCATCGACGCAAAAGATCGTTTTCGATCGGAGAACACATATCATCTTTTTACGGGTCAACCACTCACGTCGATGGACCTCTATTACCGGGGGGCCTCTAACATCCTTGAACCTCTAAGGCCCGGGATCTTTTTTTACCCCCCTTTAGCCTTTTTAATCTTGCACCTCTAACAACTCGTCGTCGTTATTTAAATCTAACGCATCATTGTAAATTCCACCATCGACATCAGCTATTAACGAGTCGAGTTCCGATATAGCCGATTCCAATTTAGAGGTCACGTTATGATAGCTATCCTCTATTAATTGCTGGTTATCTGTATTACGCAGTTCATCATCCAGGTTAGTATATAGTTCCTGTAGTTCCGCTTTAATTTCGTTTAGGTATTGAGTTAGTTCATCCATTGTATTATAGTTTAATTGTTGTACTTAATCCTAATACACAAAATGTAAATCCATCTACACCATGTGCGAAATATAGTATAGGAAAGTGCCTATAATTACTTTTACTAATGTAGCCAAATTTATAGCTAAATTTAATACCACGTGTTGTTTTCATAATTTTAATTTTTAATATAAATACTATCAATAATGGCTTTTAAAACTCATCCCATCCGGGGTAAAGAAACTAGGCCAATTAGTTTTTGCTGTAGTCAGGACAGGAATCGAACCTGTTACATTAGCTTCACTTGGTTTCCTATCTTTTGCAGGTTTTAAAATATCTCAGATTGTCGCCCTACTCATATTTTATTATACCGCTACTGTATTTCCGCCACCTGACTATATATCATTGGGAGGTTAAGTCCGCGGTTGTTACTCACTCACTATCCGGACCACCGGAGCAGCTTAACCTATTACATCATATACTATTGCAATATGATAACCGTTTTATTATTAAGGAATTATAACCGACTATTTCTATTAATGGCAGACTCACCTCGGTTTAATTTTTTTAACTTCCTTATTTAATTATCTTTATTTTTTAATTCATCAATCTTGTTACTTAAATTGTTATAACTAAGTATAATAAACACCATGTTTACTACTAATAAAAATGCTAATACTGCCATAATTTTTTATTTAATTTTTTTAACTTCCTATATATTAAATATAACTACCCTACCCGGGTCATCCAATCGTGCACTTCCGCGGGTGGGAGGCGCATGTTTTCCTCTCCCAAACCTCCCCCCGCGCGGTTTTTATGGCGCGGTTTCCCTCCGCGTGTTATTTTTATGCGGCTTTTATCTCCACCGTTTTATTCTCCAATTCCTCTTTCTCCACTGAAATATAATATGTACTGTTGTCTGTGTTTTTACATATGAACACATGTTTACCTGATGCGCTATCTGTACCTAAATAAATACCTACGTGGTAAGTTGTTGTACCGTCTTCATATTTGCGTTTGATGTTGTAATTGTTTTTAATAACTAATTCCATAACCTGCATTTCTTATTATATATAAATATAACAACCCAACCCGGGTCACCCTAGCAGGATCGCGCACTCCCGCGGGTGGGAGCGCAATATTTTTTAATCCCAGCGCGTTGACCCGCAATATATCTGTATATAGGTCCCCTCTTTGTAGGGAGGCTTGGCCTCCGGCGCAAGGGGTGAACGTACCCACATCTCGCCACCACCCACACTTACACTACCGATCACATACCATCACACACTCACACTTATATATAAACGCTATAACAACGCTTTACTAACCGGCTTGTCACCCACCGGCACCGTTTATCATCCATCACAGTAGTCGTTTATATCGCCGCTATGTCGTCTTACTTGCCCGCCGTTTGGATGTAATCGTTTATATATTTTATCGTATTCTCGACCCTATACACTCGTCCACTCACCATGTATATATCTACATAGCTTGACTTTGCGTCTCCATTTCCGTCACGTACGATATGTGCTTCCATTGTCTCGATGTTGGACTCGTTTAGCCATATCGATCTGTCTTGTTGGTACTTAGTTAGTTCTATCATGCTGGATTATTTATTCTTCTATATCGTCTTCTACCATTTGTTTTATTATGGCATGGTCATTTTGGTTTAGGAAACCCATTTGTTCGTTTGCTATCTTGGTTACCATCTCTTGTGCTCTGCACCAACCCTCATTGAACACATCTTGTATATCACTATAATACATTTGTTGTGCTTTATCAAAGTATGGCTTTAAGTCAACCGTTTCTATCCATGATGCTAATCTACGTCCACCACCATCATCATATGTTATTTGTTCCATCAACCAATCAATTGGTGTTTGTTTATTTGTCATTGTTATTTTTTTAAATTCAACAATCTTTTTGTAATATATATTCTAAATACTTTCCTATTGGGTTTACCATTACAACAATCCAACCATTAGAAAGATATTCATTCAAGTGAGTTATATTTGAATAACTAGCATCAGAACAAGTTCTTATAATCATTTGTTTCATATCTTATTTCTTTTTAAATTGTTCAAACCATTCTTTAGGTAATACAGGTATTTTAAGTGTTTTTTCTGCAGAGCACATTAAACAATAATCAGAATATTCAATCATATCTTCCTCACTATACAGTATTTTAGGTTTTGGTTCAGTAAATGGTACTGCACTAAAGTGAAAATTTCCATTTGATATCTTATAACCAATATAGGCAAATAACTTCCCATTTTTATCAGGTTTTATTGCGAATACTTCTATGTTTGTAGCATCAGGCGGAACTATTATTTGACTTCTTTCTGCTTGCAATTTAGCTCCATTAATAAATCCTTTTTTATATATTGTCCTATCAGTTTTATTTATATCCCATTCTTGCTGCGGATAATTACATCCGTCATCAACTCTAAACTCTTCTGGATACTTTTCTAATGACAATCTTTCAGCAGCTTCTTCAAGTGTTTCTTGTTTAAATTGCTCTAATTTAGTATCAAACTCTTCAATATTATCATTGATTAAATCAATATGTTGTTTAGGTTCTTCTTTTAGAACTCTGATAAAACACCCACAATTATGTCCTGAACTATCTAAGAAACAACCATTGTTATTATTTCCTTTGCATTCTCCAATGTATTCGTATTTGTGTTTAGGTTCTTGTATTGGAAACTTTTCATCTAATTCTTTAATGAATTCTTCCATAGTCACTGTTGGTAGCTGTTTTGGAATGCTGATTTTATAAGTATATCTTCCTTCCCAATATTGATATTTAACATCAACCCACTCACAACTTGGATTCTTAATAAACCATTCAAGAAACTCATCATCAATAGTTTGTACACCATCTTTGATTAAGTCTTGGTCTGTTGTTAGGATGATTTTTTTGCAAAAATTTGGGTTAGGTTTAAAAGTGTGTTTAGTTATAATATGAACATCTCCTGCTGCATCTATATGATAAAAAGCTCCGTTATCAAATATTGAACTATCATAAGGTAATTTTTCATCAGAAGTGATGTAGATGTGTTGGTCTATTAGACCTTTTACTTCTGTTTCTTTAAAAAAGTATAATTGATTTACAAATTTACTTAACCTACTTGGTTTATCCGTTGGTATTAAATGAATGTTTTTCATAACCTTTATTTATAATTTTATATCTATATCCTTACTATCAATTTTCCTCTTCAATTCTGTAATTTTATCTAAAATAACTTTTTGATATCCTGATATAATAAAGAAAAACATTATATTAAGGAAAATGCTTACTACTAATAAAAATGCTAATGCTGTCATAACCTTTATTTTTAAATATAATTAAATATAATAATCTAGTCGGGGTCATTATTTATTTTGTATGTCTGGTCATATACCCTATCCCATTCCATATCGTACCTATGTTTTGTTCCTTCATCTAAATCATCATATATGTTCTCCATAAAGTACTTGTCCATTCTATAAGCGATTTGCAAGTGAATTAAGTATGACTGGCAATAGTGGCCGTCCGGGGCTTGAGTACACATTAATGGACTACAGCATCCTTCCTCACCACATGCACTACAAGCCGGACAATACGGACTATACTTTTCTTCCATATACTTTAGTAGTTAACAATGTTATTAATTGTCGTTTTTGTTTGAATGTTAAATTTTCTTCAACTAATAATCCAATTTCATCATCTGTTGCTATATCACAATAGTAATCATATTCATCATCTGTCATTCTGGCTACTACTTTAACTACATTATCCATAGCATCTAGTACCCCACCTGATGATTTGATTCCATACTTATCATCTGTCCAATTTTTTCTTGCTAACCTACTCATTTTCTATTTGCTCATATGTTAATTCAAAAATATCTGGTTTGCAAGGATAAAATTCTCCTTTAACACCTTTGATAATATAATCTCCTTCGGTGGCTGACATTATTCCTTCTAATGTTGGGATAATACAAGTTGCAATACCATCCATTCTTTTTTCAATAGTAATATCTTGAACTTTACCTCCGGTGAACTCTTTAACTTGTTCCCAATTAGTTCTTGTAAATTGAATCGCTTCAATTTCTACTGGTTTTTTTCTATATTTCATGTTATTTCTTTTCAATTAGAAATCTTTTATTATATATTTCCTTAAATTGTTCTGGACATTCATCTGAATACCAATGTATTGTAATATTCATTGCTTTCATAATCATTATTAAGTCATCTAATGATCGTACTTGCTCCCAATTTATTTCAAATTGTTTATCAAATATTTTAAATGATCCATTAGTTACACTAACTTCGGGTGTTTTATATTCTTGATTTTCTATTTCTTCCATTGCTCTGGTTTTAAAGGTAATACTGATACTTGAACTAATGTTCCATCATCTGTAATACGACTATAATGTAATGTACTATCTTGATTTAATTTAATTATAATATCATATTCTAATACATTTCCAAATGCATTTTTAGATGTTTTTAGTGTATCTACAATTATATATTCATTACCTATTGGTGTTGATTTTGTGGTTGTTTGATAATCAATCAACTCTGTCAATGTACTAAGTAATTTCTGATTAACCTCATATTTAATACTATTCTCAACAATCTTTGGATCAATGTGTCCAATAATCATATCTTGTGGTATATTATATACCGATCTAATTTGCATTATTTTTTTATCAACTATTGTTGGGTTGAATTGAGGGTATTTAGGTTTAATTGGCTCGTAACCTAACATGAATAGCAATCTGTTGATGTATTTTTTCATAACCTTTATTTGCAATTTTTTAATTGTGCAATTTCTTCTCTTAATTTTCTAACTTCTTTAACTAAAGAATTGCTTTGCTCTTCTTTTTTTCTACATTCGTTGCATGTTTGTCCCCACATACTTTGAGCAACTTTACCACAAGTATAACATTCATACCCAACTATGTTGCCTCTATAATCTCTTACTGAATTGTTCATATATTATTTATTTTTATATTTTTCATAACCTTTATTTTAATTTAACTACAAATGAATTAAATCCACTTGCTATGAATGTTTTTTCACTTAATGATAGGGCTGTCAAATGAAATAAGTCATTTCGCATCATTTCTATATATTCCTTTGAGATGTCTATATCAACTCCTCTACCATTTCTTTTTATTTGACTTATAAAAATTAACTCTTTTCCAAACTTTTTCATAACCTATCCCTTTATTGCTGCTGCTAAAACTACCATACCTAAAATTATTACTACAATACTAATTGGTATCCATAACGGTGCTGTTACCCACCACCAACTCCAATCGATGTTATTAGTTAATTTTAATACTAGGAATATTAAAAACAACATTGTTCCTAATCCTATTCCGTTACTTGAATTACTGTTTTTGCTCATGCTTTAAATTATTTATTTCGTTAATTAATTCTTCATAATACATTTTGAATGGATTTGGAAATAATACTTTATCCATTGCCTCAATTATTTTATTAACTGATATGACTGCACATATTTTAGCATTATGTAATACTGTTCGCTCATCATAATCATTAGATAACATTCCGCTACCCATATAACAATAGACATGCGGTTTAAATTCATCTACTAATTTTTTAGCCTCTAATGTTATCTTTTTCATTTTTTAGTTGCTTTAGGTTGTGCTATTTTAAACCCCATTGCCTTTGGTTTTGGTGTTCGTTTTTTCTTTACCTCATCATTACTTAATAACTGATTAACCTTATAGTTTATCATTGCTGATTGCTGGCCTAATAATATAATTAATCCCACCATAACCAACTGTATAACCACTACCCCAATTAATATTCCTATTGTTACGTTCATATTTTGTTTTACTTTATATGTGGGTTAAGTGGCTTGTCGGGTAATTTATATCCTTCAATATAAAGTTCCCGCCGTCACACTTGCTATTAAAATTATATATACGTAGGAGGTTATGCGAATTTCGAAAAAGCTGCATTTGGTGTTTTTTCTATTTGTTTTAAATACTCTAACATTTTATTTAATGCTTCTATTTTTAATGTTACTTGACTTATTGAGTCACCTTTAAATGATACTGCTTCTTCATTTGCTGTTGTTACATCAATTGATTTTGATTTATGATTGTAACTTAACTCTATTACTTCTACATCCACTCCATTTTGAGCTTGGAAGTAAACTGTTTCCCATGTTTTAATAATATCTACCATATGTTAAAATTAAAAAGGTGTGTGACCCCATATCAATGCTACTCTATATTTTTCAGTTTGAACTAATTCATTTATTTGATAAGGAAATAATTTGCTTTGATATATTATTTCTCTAGCCATTTCTATATTACCGGCATCATCTGATGTTAACATTTTACAAATAGTATCAAACATTTCCTTATCCATATCATGGATTAAGTTTTTATATTGTTGTGCTCTTAACTTTTTACTTAAGCTTTTTTTAACTTGTTTTATACTTTCTAAGTATGGATCCACTCTGTAATCACTTTGTTTATCCTGTTTCTTCTGCCAAGCGTAAAGTGGATTATACATTATCTTTATTTTTTTAATATAATTAAATGTAAATATGGGGCCTAGGTTATCCAAGCCCCATTTTATATTAGAAACCTGTTCCCTTAACTAATGTTGGTGTGGTTCCATATACTGGTAACTTACCATCCCATTTATTAATATATTCTAACTGTAATAATAGTGGTGTTAACGTTTGTTGTTTCATTCTATTTGCTTCCGCTTCTGCTTTAGCTGATGTTAACATTGCTTGGGCATTACCTTGAGCAGTTGCTATTTTAATTTTAGCTCTTGCTTCGGCCGTTTTAACTTCGTTCTCTGCTCTTAAGGCTGACTGAACGGCATTGTTCTTAGCCTCAATTGATTTCTTAAATGTTTCAGGATATATTAAATTTGAAGTGAATTGATTAATAATGAATCCTTCTTTTAATAATTGTCCATCTAATAATCTACGAACTTCAATTTCAAATAATGCTCTATTACTAATTAATTCATCAGCTGTGTATTTGTTAGTTGCTAATCGAAATGCATCATAAACTGCTGTCTTTAAAAATCCTTCTTCAATATCCTCTAGCGGTCTACGATATTTGCTAAAGATTGCTGGTACTTTCTCACGTTTAACTGAATAGTTCATAATAGGTGACACACTAAATTCAGATCCATCTTTACTATTTACAATGAATGAATCCTCACCTTTATATTCTTTATGTTGAATAAATGTTGGAAACTCATAAATTCGTGTTGTAAATGGATTATAAAATACCATCCCCGTTACTGCGGTTACATCATCTACACCTTTATTATCTCCATATTGGTTAACTTTAACACCTACGTGTCCCGCATCAATTCTCTCACATGAGAAGAATGATGTTACTAATAAGATAAATCCTACGATTGCTGCTACTACGTTTTTAATCATTTTTGTTGCTTTTAATTGTTGTTTTTGGTTAAATTCTTGTTCCATTTGATCTAATTCTTGATCACTTCTTCTACTATTAGTAAGAGGATCATAACGATGATCGTATCTATCAAATTTTTTCATGTTATTTTATTTGTTTTTGTTTGTTTTTTGTTTTTGGAATTGGTTCTCTGTATACACCTTTATTCTTAATATATTCAATTATATTTGCTTGTTCTTGCTCTGTTAATTCAATTTCTTTAACTGGTGGAAAATAATATTGGATACAGAAATGATAAGCAAAATATAAAGCTATTATACCTGCTGTTAATGATAACATGTTTGTAATAGTATTAGCCGCTGATAATCCGGGAAATACAATTTTATCAAATATTAATATTAATCCAATTAATACTAAAATGGGTTTTAAAAAGTTAATTAATTTTTTCATCTGTTTTTTTATTGAATATTCTCGTCGTACCTTGTTTTACCTGATGTTTGTGATGACATTGTTTCACCTTTATTAGTGAAATAATGACTTCTACCACCATCCCAAAATCTATACACTTTAACACCATCATGTTCAAATAACAATTCAACTTTAAATTCATCGTTGTTTGTTTGTTCTTTCCTCAATGCAACACCCTCACATGATGTTAATGCTACTGCTAATAATACTAATGCTAGTAATTTTTTCATAACTTTATTTGTTTTTGATTATATTATATATTTCTTGTTTAAACGATTCAAAATCACTTAACTTAACTTTATCAACATTGAATAATTCAAATTCAATATCTGTGTTAACATATGATTTTACTACTAATAGATGATAATCTTTTGCCAGTGGAGATTTGTTAGCATAATTTGATACATGATCAATACCTTCTGCTGTTGTTTTCTTATGCAACTTAATTACAAATATTGGTTTCATATCTCTACTTAGTTTTTTTCTTACGTCCTCTAGTTTTTGTTTTAGACTTTGCATCTTGTATGGCGTTTATTTTTTTCATTTCATTACGAATACGTTTAGCTTCTTTAGCTTCCTTAGCCATTTGTTTTTGTGCTTTCTCCGCACCTGGTTTGTAAACAATATTTACTTCAATTGGACCTCTATCTGATATGTTTAAATCATAAACCCATGTTCTAATACTAAGTTCATCTTCATATACTCTACTAAATTTAGTTGGTTTTTCTTCAACTTGTATTTCTTTTGGTCTACCTCTACCTGCCATATCCTTTATTTTTTAATTATTTACTGTGTAAAGCATCTCTATTGCTTTTTCTAAATCTTCTAATAACCTTTCATTTCTAATTATTACATCCCAATCTTTAGGTTCTTGATTTAGAGCAATTAATAATTCTGATTTGAGTTTATTTCTTTCTACTTCTAATAATCTTATTGAATATTCCATATCCCTTAATTTTTAATATAATTAAATATAAGTAACTAATTGAGGTCAGTTTGTTCTTTATATTTATTAAATAATTTTTCTGCCTCCTGCTTATATTCAATTGATGTTTTATTTTCCCATTTATTAACGTTATTTATAAAATAATTAAATTTTAATTCTGTTATGCTTAATGTTGATTTTTTATATAACTCTTCATTTTTACAATAACTTCGTTCTTTGACTTCAACTTGGTATTTATTACCTTCTTTACCTATTACTTTGAAACCATTAACATATACATACTGATGTGATGCTCTACCATACTGGAATGGTATGAGTTTATCAACCGTTGTTATTTTATTTTTATCTTCTCCATAATAGTTAAATTTATATTCTGGTTTAAATGACTCTAATTCGAATCCTATTTCCTTCATACTTTTTAATTCATCTTCTTTAATTTCATTTTTTAATTTATTTAAAGATGTTTCTAATGAAGTGTATTTAGTGTATATGCCTTCTTTATCCTTGATAATTTCTCTATATGATGGTGCCCATTCATTAATAAATTTATTAGTAACTGAATTAGACCTGGTGGTGAGTTCACCTAGAAATTTTAAATAAACACCCGTTACATCATCATCTAATCTTGCCCCGTAAGTGTTTTCCCATTGTATCCCTATATATTCTTTTTTACTGAAATCTCTTTTAAGTTGTATCTCTAATTTATACTTCCATTTATTATCTAATTTATCATTTGGATCAGAGAATGATAATGTAATTAAATCTTTAGCAAATTTTAATTCGGAAAACGGATATATAAAATTTATTTTAAACCAACTATTGATTTCATCTTCTAATTTTTGTTGAGCAGGGATTGAAATACTTTCATTATAATCATTATATTCTTTTTTAAGAATGCTTAATTGACTTAATAAATTATCGTATAAAACTTGTTTGATATCCATAACCTTCTTATTTTTTCTTATATAATAAAGATAATGAGTTGATTAAGGTCAACCAATTATGTATTTCTTAATTGCTTAATAGCAAAACGGTAGTCATGCATTTCTGCATTAGTCATTTTATTAATATTAAAGAATATCATTTGGTCTATTTTATAACCAGAAGATGTATTTTGACGTAACTTAACTAACTCTATAGTATCTATTACTAATTGTGTCATAACCTATTAATTGCAGCTGTGTTTAGTTAATATATCCTTTAGTTTGGTTGTATCATCCTGGTTAAATGTTTTATTATCAAACCGTTTAATAATATTTTCTGCTAACTTAATATCTCTCTTAATATCAGCTATTCTAGCTGTGTGGTCACCATATTGTTTTGATGTCCAAAATCCAAGATGGTTATTTAGACAAATCATAGTTTTATTAAGTAATGTTTGATTATATTGTTGCTCAATTTTTGTATTATCAATACCTCCACCTAATACTCCACTTAAATCTATATTAAACTTTTTAAGTGAATTACCTTTATCACTTTGTTTAAGTAATTTATCAGCTAATTTATCGTAAGGATTTCTTGCCATATAAAATAAATATAGGGGGGCTATTCACCCCCTTTGTTTAATTAACAACTAACATATTCTGATGCTAGTTCCCATAACGCTTCATTGATTTTTAAATCCTGGCTAAAATTCTTAATGGTTCTTGCTTTACGATTTTTAGTACCGTATCTAAATCCACCACCAATAATTTTTTCTTGTACTCGGTTATAAACACTCCACAAATCATTACCCTCATCTTCTTTACGTTCGATGTTTAATAAACCTTCAATATCAACAAACGTATTTGATTTTTCATTGTTGAAACGTAACTTAATTGCCTTGTGAGCGAAATCAACCATTTGGTCTTCAGTTAATTCTGTTTGTGAAAACTGATCCATTTTCTCTACTAACATTGGGAACGAATCAACTGCTTCATTAATTTTAGTTTGTAATTCAGCAAACGTATAACCCATATGACGTAATTTAAAATCACCATAACTTTGATCACAAATTACTAAACCATTTGAACATACTAATCTAAATAAACCAATCTGGAATTTAAATGAACTTAAACCATCATGTGAATTAGTTAATAAAATTTGTGGATAAACTTTATCACCATCATTACCTTCAATCTCAATATTTGGATTGAAAAATTTAATCATGTGACGTTGATAACCTACCGTAGTTGATTTACGTGCTTTAATTTCTTTAGCATCACATGGTAACCAACCTAATGACATCATATCATTAATAACTCTGTCAGTTGGAATGTGAACATAATGCTCACTCAAACCAATTTTTTGTTTAGTTTGAAATGTGCTTGGTGCTAATTCTTTAATCTGATCTAATGTTAATGTTTCGAATACTGTTTTCATAACCTTTATTTTAATTTGTTAATAATTTATTTTTCTTATTTTTTCTTATATAATAAATATAACAAACTAACCCGGGTCATCTACAGGCTCCCTAACACATTTGTCAGTTGGGCAAGTGTCATTACTCCAGTGTGACGTTTTACTATCTCACCATTTTTCTCAAATATAAGTGTAGGTACAGCTGATATTTGATATTGTAGTGCTAATTCTGATGCTGTGGATGCATCTATTTTCTGATATGGAGTATTTGTTTCAGCCATTACGCTTTCAAATACTGGACCGAACATGCGACATGGTCCACATGATGGGGTTGAGAAATATTTAACTGTTACCATTTTAATTATTTTTAATTGTGTTTTGTAATCGTTCTTCGTATCTATTTTTAACTCGTCTAACAGCTGCTTCCGCTGATGATAATCCAAAGTTAAATACATCACCTTCCTCCGGGTGTTTACTTTTTTTAATTTCTTCTAGACACTCCTCAGTAAATGCGTCTAGTAATGTTTTAATAATTATAGCTGTTGTTCCCGACATATTATTTTTTATTTAAAATTTCAAGTACTTTTTTCAAACCTCCTGATAATTGTTCATTAATCATTTCTTCTTCTTCCTTAAAATTTAACTCAAGTTTATTATCAAATAATCTACTTAATTTAGTAAATAATTCAAAATTAATTTCAAGGTGATAACTATACTTATGGTTTGTTATCTCTAATAATGAATGTTGTAATACAATATACAATCCTTTTTTCTCTAATTTAATAATTCTCTTATTAACTACAGGCATTAGGATTAAATCTACATTATCATCTCTCAATGCTCGTCTAAAAATTGATGAACCAATTTGATGAGTAGTTAATATAGGAAACGCTTTATCCTTATTAAAATTTTTATACGACCTAGTTAATTTTACTTTAAGTTTTCTAAATAATCTTTTCATAACATTTAATTTAATATTCTTATTTTAATTAGCCAAATTTTTCTCACGTAATGATTGAACATGTTTGCAATTACCTTTTGATCTCCAATATCCTGGGCAAGTACATTTATAAGTATTTTTAGTGGGATCATAAGTTGTTTTATAAGTACCTAATGAGCCTACTGTTTTCTCAACTATTGTTTCTTTAGGTGGTTTTGGTTTAATCCACTTAACATCATCTAATGTAGTGTCTGGATGAACTTCAATCCAAGATGGCATTAAGTATTTTTTACCTTCATTACTAATATATAATGTAGGAGACATATAATGATTAAATTCATACCTAAATACATTAGCAATACAAATCTTGATACCATCTTGAGATGGTTTGATACTAAACGGAGCGGGAGAACTGATTAGTTCATTTGTTACTCTCCCGTCTCCATAATGTGTTTGAACTTTATATAGCATAACCTTTATTTCTTAATATAATTAAATATATGTAACTGATTGGGGTCAACTATGTTTCCATATATACCCATGAGCTGTTTTTTGCTTTCCACTACAACATGATGATATATCTCCACTGTTGATTCCTAATTCTTTAGATGCTGTTTTTAAGGAAGGCCAATGTTTTATTACATTCATATTTAAATCGTATTGTATTATTGGTTTTAATCCTTTATCTATTTTATTTTCACTTATTTTTAAGACGTGTTCTTTAGATAATGTTTTACCTGACTTAGATAAACTTTGTTTTTTCTTCCATTCATCATTTCTAACCACCCCATAATTACCATGTTCATTTCCTTTCTTAGTAATATTATATTTTTGGCCTTTTTTTCTTATTCTAATTTTTTCTTTAGAATCATCGGAGTATTTAGTTCCTAAATTATAATTATTACCTTTTTTAGATTGAGATATTTTATTTTTAGTTAAATCTGAGTGTTTGTCAGGGCCATTTCCTCCACTATTTTTATTATAAAGAGCATAACCTAAATTTTCATAATATTTAATCCATTTTATTTCTAATGGTTTCCAATCAATCGACATAATAGAATCAACCTCTTCAATAACTTCAAATTTAATATCATTTCCAAATCTACGTTTATGATGATATTTTCTATGAGATATATTTAATGTTTTTCCAATATACACTGTTTTAGGATCATTATTGATATTTGAAATTAAATAAATGTATGTCATGATTGTTATTTTCAATAAATATATAAATTCCTACATTCCTGTCAAGAATTTACTCATAACTATCTCTATCAATATTGATCACCTTAGGAAAGCGAGGAACTTTATCTTCTGTTAATTCGAAATATTTGACAGTTGCTTTCTTCCCAATTAATTCATCTCTTTGATTCCATAATTCAGTTAAATATTCCCAGGTTCCATTAACAGCAGAATCAAATGGTTTACCATTAATATTAAATTTAAGTTTACCAATTTTTGAACTTAAATTACCTTTTCCTTCTTCATAACCTAATATTTTAAATTCAGCATCATTAAATGTTTTATATTTTAATAATGATTTAGAACGTTTGTTTTCATAATTTGAATCCGTTCTTAATATTTGTCCTTCATATCCGTCAGCCATATAATCAAAATAATAAGCTGATATATCATTCTCATTATCTACTTGTTCTGTTTTAACAACCTGGCATGTTGTAGGTAAAGATAAACTATTTAATACTCTAAAACGATCAACAAATGTCTTATCAACACTTGGTATATCATAGATATGATATTCAATACACTCAGCACTTAATATTAAATCTTCTGATGTTGGTTTTGTTTTACGAACACATGATATAATTTTATTAAAATCAGCTACATCCTTACTAGCATATAATTCTCCATCTAATATTAAATCTGGATTTGATTTAAGTAATGGTTTTAGTGATTCAAATATATGAGGTGCAGATATAATTCGTTTACCATTACGTGTCCACATACCATCTTCTTTAACAATACATCTAATACCATCTAATTTAGGTTGAGTAAAGATTGGATATTTAATTTTATGTTTATAATCATTATAATCATGAGCTAACATTGGTTTAAAATAAACTGGTGTGTCTATTTTATTTATATCTTCCCAATATCCTAACTCAGTACGTTTACGAAACATTGCGTCTGCTTCTCTAACTGCTTGTTCATTAGATGAATTATATGATTTGCCTTCGCAACATGTCCATTCTGAAGTAACTTTTTGACCATCTTCAAAACCACTAATTGTTCTGAAGCAATTATCTTTTACTTCAATTCTCCATGTTGATACTTTACCTGTAACTGATCGCTTATATAAAATTGGATAACTCATAACCTTTATTTTTTAATATATTTAAATATAGTAAAGGAATTGAGGTCAACTAAACTTACTTATAACCAAGTTATAAGGGTCCATTAATAAAGATACATAAGGGATTAGGGTCAGACCTTAGAAATGAATTCACTTCCTGGTTCAATTTCAGAACTAGTATTTAATATACCTAAATTACCTAAATGTTCTTTATAATAATCATCTAACTCCCAAGTCACTTCACTTTGATAAGTTGATGGATTATAATCTTCAATATGCTGAACTTGTTTATCAGTAAATATATTACCTACATATAAGAAATAATGATTGTAACATAGTAATTCTAAATTTTCTATTCTCCAATTTTTCTTATTACCATCTTTAAAGTTAAGTATTAAAGGTACTTTATAATCAATTACTCTTCGTTCTGCGAAACCACAGTTAGAACAACATTCTTGTAAATAACTTTCTTGTATTAACCTGTTTTTTAATTTTTCAGGAGTGTATGAGTCAACTGATACTCTACCTTCTATTATATCTAATAATGCTGGTTCTTTACCTCGGTTAGGTAAAAATTTAGATATACCTTTGCCTGATTGATTTAAATGTTTTTCAAATAGTGTTATACCATTTTCATCTGTAAAATTTTTAGCATATTGTTTATAATGAGTGTATGAACAGTTAAGGTATCTAGCCGCCGCGCGATTAGATTTAGTCATTCTCATTGCTCGCTCTATATCATCTTTTAGAAATGGTTTTGGTTTCATAACTATTTAACGTCTGGATTATTTTTTAAGTTAACTAAAATATTCCATATGTCATCAGGTGTTTCTGAAGGTACTACATTATCGTTTTCATCATATAAATCATTTATTGATCCATCTGGATTAAATTTATCATATAAATAAAAACTAATTACTTCATAACCTTCTTTACCAAAATGTAAAAGTATAAGTGAATCTATTACTTGTAAAAACATCTCATCATAACTAGTAAGATCAATTTTTAATTCAGTTTGTGTTAAATGTGATCTGACTTGAGTGGCTTGAATATTTAAAAGTATTCCATTAAATAAATCTTTTTGTTTATCAATATGGGCTTTCTTTTTACGTTTAACTGTAGAATTAATTTGGAGTAATTCATCTACTGCTTTCTTTATATCGTCAAAACTACTACCTTGTCTCATTTTATTTTATCTATTAATGTTTTAATTTCAATACATTTTTCATATTGTTCATCTACTTCAAACCATTTTAAACAAGATTCCAAAGCTGGGACCCACTGTTGTTTATTAAGTTCAATTAACATTTCTGTGTTACTGATAGTGAATAATACTGCTGTTTTTCTTTTATTATTAATAGCATCATTAATACCTGCTAATGTTTCTTGGTATACTGCTTTTGAGAATACATCATTATTAATAATACTATTAACATCTACTTCACCATCACCATTAATAGTTAATACCATTTTAGGAATTATTCTAGTTTTCTTAGCCATAATATATTATTTACTATAAATATGAACTAGATTCTGTTCATAAGTATTCATAGCATTAATTTTAATTTTGAATATATCTAATTCAAATTCTCCTATTTCACCTGATTCAGCTATGATTTCTGGTAGTTGAGTTAATATATTAAATGCATCTTGGTTTAAGTATTGAGCGTCAAATTCTACTATAATATCTTCTTTAGGGGTATTATATTTTGTTACTTTAATTTTAGATTTTAAATCAACTTTAGTATGAGGTTGTTCATTTTCATAATAAGCTGCTTCTAATACTCCCATTTCATCATCAAGGTATATTGTATCACACCATGGTTCTAGAGTTGCTAACATATTTAAATTACAAGTACTAACTACAAATGCAATATTATATTTGGGAGGTATAATTGGTTTCATAAATGAATCATGTTTTACAAAATGTCCCCACTTACGAATAAAATTTCTAGCATTTTTACTTGTTGTATGTAACCACTCCTCACTATTCTTACCAGCACTACCTCCAGCATGTTTATTAAATCTACTACCTCGGCTAGTAAAATGATACACTAAAGCATCCCATGATTGAATTACTTTATATCCTTTTAATATAAAACGATTAAATAAATCACTATCCTCTTTAGACTGTGGAGCAAATAATTCATCATGTCCTCCAATAGCTAAAAAATCATCTTTATACATACACCATGGTGCAAATATACCTTCAGTTACTTTATCTTTATTTAATACTTCATTTTGTGAAGACCATTCATACCAATTATCTTTAAACTCATCAGCTTCAATCCCAAAGTCCATAGTTATTTTTTCTGGTCCTGAAGGATGTAATGGTGGTTCAACCCTAGTAGCACTTACTACTATACCTGGTTTTAGATGTTTTAAAATATTACTATCTAAATTAGGTGAAGCAACCATATCAGCATGAAAAGCAAATATAATATCTGTTCGAGCCATTTCAATCCCTTTATCAAACATTCCTACTATACCAATACGTTCTGGGCCTGGATTGTGATATGTTATTAAATCGTTGTCATCTAGTTGTTTAATCCAATCTTGTGTGCCGTCTACACTCGCGTCATCTAAAACTAATATTTCATGTTTAGTTTTTAAATTACGAATTGATTTATAAGCTAATTGTAAAAATTCTAAATTGTTTCTACTTGGTAATACAAATGTTATTTTTTGCATAAATAATTTTTAATATAATCTTCTATATTTAATTTTGGATCCCATCCTAATAATTCTTTAGCTGATGTATCATCACATAATGTGATAAGTGCTTCTCCTGGTTTGTCATCTTTATATATAATTTCTTTACCAAACATATCAGCTATGTCTTTAATAGAATAATTCCATCCTCTACCTAGTTCGAATATATGTCCCCATTTCTGCTTCTCCAAAATTAAAGTTAAAGCATCTACAATATCATCAACATGAGTAAAATCTCTACGTTTTGTACCATCACCATATATTGTTAATGGTTTATTTTTTTCAATACATTTTTCCCAAGCACCGATTAAAGTAGTATAACCGCCTTCTTTTAAATGGTATGGACCATAAACATTATAAAATCTAGCTATTGAAGCATTAAGGTTAAAATGTGTTTGATATAGATAAATTATTTCCTCACCTATATCTTTACTAAATGTATACGGATTTTTAAATTTGCCTGAATGGTGAGATGAACTACCCGCGTATATTAATGGTATATTATTCTCTGAACAATATTTAGCTAATTTAAAAGTAGCATTAGCGTTAGTTGTAAAGTAACTATATGGATCTTCAAATGATGGTTGTATTCTAGCTATAGCTGCTAAATGATATATTACATCTGGTTTCCAGTATGAATAATCATCTATATTTCTAATATCAAAATTAATATACTCTGCTCCATCCTGATGGTTTGATTTTAAACCAGTGTTGTAATTATCTAATGACACTACATCATAACCTTTACTTAATAATTTTTTAATTAAATTAGTTCCTATAAAACCCGCTCCACCTGTAACTAATATTTTCATATATATTGTTGAATTAAATCATTATAACGTTTAGCTGTTTGTTTTGGACTTAAATATTCTTTAATATTTTTCATATTATCTCTATAGTAGTTAATTTGATTCATATTCATTCCTCTAATCCAATCCATTTTATTTCTGAATTCATCTTCATTATTGATATAAAATTCATAAGACTCACCTACTATATCTACTACTGATTCTTCTCTACTGGTTAATAATATTGATTCAAAACAAGATGCTACAGCTAATTTAGTACATGGTTTATAAAAATAATCTAATGTATTGTTTTCTCTAAAACTACTATGAATATTGTATTTAGTATGTTGATCATTACCATTTACTGTATTATCAAATACATCTACATATCCAATTAATTTATTTTTATCTAATTGGAATCCATTTAATCCTCCTATATAAGAAGCTATTTTAGTATTAGTAATATTTGGTGTTAGTAAATCTTCATTATCTATATCCCATTGGTGAGGAATAACAATATGTTTAACATTAATTAAATATTCTTCTGCTTTAATTTTAGAATATGAATTAGTATGTATGATAACATCTAAATAGCTATAATAATCAATTAAATCACTATTATAAAATATATTAGTATGATTAAAGCAAAAATTATCTATCACATCGTATATTAAAACATTATTATTTTTACTTAATGTTTCTAACATTTGATGATTTACTATATGTAAAGGCTCACCTACAAAAACTATTATATAATTTTTAATATCATTAATTGTTTTTAAAAATGTATCACGTAACACATAAGGTATTTTTATATCATTATATTTTTCTAATGCTTGTACTGTTTGTAAGCCTCTCATCTTACAAGCCCCAGATGTACTATGTCCTACAAAAACTACATTTCTCATAACTCATTAAATAATTTATATTCTAATTCAAAATTATCTTTTAAATATAAAAGTATATTTTTAAAATTTAAATAATTTTCTTCAGTCCAATTATTTTTATTGTGTTCTCCCCATATATGAGATTGAAAATAAATAGTGTTATTAATTATAGTTACAGATTCATCATTATGAATTGAACTTTCACCCTGAAATATTTTATTATTTACTTTTATATTATTATTAAGGTGAGTATGAATAGCTGTGTATTTAAATACTTCACTAACTGCATCAAAACTACCTTGTGTTGCTAACCAACCTGGCATTCTCCATCCTGTAGGTATATGACCTGCTTGAGTCCATTCATTTAAACTATCTTGTAATCTATCTTTAGCTTGATTATAATCTAATTCTATAAATTCACATTCCCTACAACCTGGATCTACAACTGTACGTTTATGATAATGACCATGTCCTGCTAATTCAATCCAATCATATTGTAACCAATATTGTATCCAATCTTTATGTTGTGATAAAGGAAATTTATCATGATAATTTGAAGGTGTAAATAAAACAAATTTACATCCAAATTCTTTATTTAGTTCTTTTAAATATTCTACTGATTGATCACCTTCACATCCCCAATTTTGTTCTGGGTGAGTATCATCAATAGCAATTATTATATCTAATTTATTCATAGTGAATTAAAATAATTTTCCATTTTGATTAAGAATTGATTTTCACTAATTAAATTTCTATAATTACCTCTAGCATCAATAGAACATTCTTTATAGAACGATTCATTATTTTTTAATTCAATAGCTAATTTTCTAGCTGATTCTAAATCACCTAAACCAACACTTAATTTAGGATGTATTTTTCTTTGAGTATCAGCTTCATTATACCCAATACATGGTATACCTAAAAAACCACAGTTCATAGCAAATGTACCAGCTGCTATTGTAGGCATTAAGTGTATAGCATATTTAAACTCTGCTAAAGCATAAATCCATTCATTCCATTGTAAATAAGGTAAATGAGTCACTAATTGTTCTTCATTTGGTTGTTTACGACCCATACTAGGACAATATATAGGTAAATCAAATTCAGTAGCAACAACATAACTATCAAAGCCACCATACCATCTAGTAAAATTACCTCCAACTATAACTTTATCTTGTTTTTCAATTAATCTAGCATTTAAAACACTATCCTCAACCATTAATGAAGGTATATCTTGAATTGGTATTTTAGGATTAATACCTTTAAAATAAGGTATATCAGTTTCATTTTCAGTTAATATACCATCTACATTAGTCAATAAATTATAATGCCATATTTGCTGATGTACTGGTAAGTCTTGATAAATCCAACTTGGACCTTCTTGCATAAATAACACTTTATCAGCTATTTTTCTTGCTTCAGTTACTACATCTATTTCATATAATTTATCTCTATCAACAGGAGTTTTAGGTATTAATAAAATTGCTATATCATATTTTGCTTTTACATTATTAATATTAAATAATGAATAATGATCAGCTTGTAAAGCACACATTTGAGCAAATTCTACTCTCATATTATTATGAGTTCTAGGTACTTTGCTAGTGAAATCCATTTGGGATAAAAAAATAATTTTTTTCATTTTATTTCATTTAAGGGCATTTTATTACTATCATCTAAAGTTAATAATAATTTATCATTATCGTTGATTTGAGGATGCCATTCTTTAAAAGATAATTTTAATTCTTCTAATTTTTCAAATATAGCATCTTGTTTATAACCTAAATATTTTATAATATATTCTCTAGGAAATTTATCTAAATGCCACTCACCCCATAATTCATTAATATAACTTAAAATATTAGTTTGGGTTAAGTGATATAATACATCATACTCAGCTCCTTCAATATCTAATTTTAATATAATATAATCATCTGAGTTAAAGTTATTTTTTATAAATTCTGATAAATCTATTGATTTGACTTCATTATATAAATTTTGATCGATTTTTCTATCTGATTTTTCTAAATATAAAGTTGAAGCATCACTCCATTCAGTTGAAATATATATTTTAACTATATCTTCTTTATCCCATACAGCATTATTATATAAATGAACTTTAGAATCATTACTCCATTTATCAATTAATTTATCATATAATATAGGTACAGCTTCAAAGGAATATATTTCAATATCAGAACCAAATTGTTTTTTAGCTCCAACTATTGATTGCCCTCTATTTGCTCCACAGTCTAAAAATATTTTTCTCATACTGATAATATACTATTATTTAACTCGATTGCCAAATCTATTGTTTGATCCATATTTAAGTATTTATAACTTCCCATTCGTCCTCCAAAATAAACATTAGATTCATTTTTAATTAAATCAAAATACTTACTATATATTACTTGATTTTTATCATCATTAACTGGGTAATATGATTCTTTACCTATACTCCAGTCATCAGGATATTCTTTAGTAATAACAGTAAATGGTTGAGTACCAAATTCAAAGTGTTTATGTTCTATAATTCTAGTAAATGAATATTTTTCTTCAGGGTAACTCATCATAAATGTACCTTGATAATCAGGTATATTTAAACGTTCATGTTCAAAGATTAATGAACGATATTCTAAAGGACCAAATTGATAATTAAAATATCTATCTATAGGACCAGTATAAATTATTTTATCAGCTAATGAATTAAAATATTCTTTATTTTCTAGATAGTCTATATTTAATTTTACTTCTATATTTTTGCTTAAATTTTCAAATAGTAAAGTATAATTTGGAATGCCTTGATATGGATTATAATAATAACTATCTTCAAATGTTAATCTAAAGGTTTGACGTTTTAAAATATTAGCTGGGATGTCTTTAGGATCTTTATTCCATTGTTTTTTTAAATAACCCTCATAAAATATAGAATATAATTCAGGACCTACTAATTGTAGTCCCCATTCATAAGCGTTTTTAGGATCAGGATATAATTCTTTATAAGGTTTAGTTACTTCTTCAATTTTAGCTTTAGCCTCATCTGGAGTGAGCACACCATAAACTTGATGTAGTGTTAATAGATTAATAGGAAATGAATATATTGTATCCTTATATCTTAATTTGGGTCTACATGAAAAATGATTTACTGTAGTATATTTTTGTATAAATTCCCAAATATGTTTTTTATCAGTATTAAAAATATGAGGACCATATTTATGTACTTTAATACTATCTACATCTTCTGTATAACAATTGCCACCAATATGATCTCGTTTATCTATAATTAAACAAGTTTTACCAGCATCAGTTAATAAACGAGCATTTACTAAACCATATAGTCCTGCTCCAACTATTAAGTAATCGTATTTATTTTTTAAAGTATTCATCTAAGTATTCATGTAAACAAATTTTCCAAGTTCTCATATAATTTTTATCTAACTTATTTAAATTAGCATTAATTAATTTTTCTGAATATGGTCTTGGAGCGAAATATTCTTGTTTAAAATGATCACTTTCTACTTTATGGATTACAACATCTAGATTAAGATGTTCTTTAATTGCTACTGCTGTTTCATATCTACTAGCCTCACCTTGACTTACCATATTATATAAACCATATGGTAAATTTTCATCTATATGTCTTATTATTGAGTAAGCAAAATCTTTAGTATAAGTAGGTACTCCTAATTTATCATCTACAACATATAATTCTTTAGCACCCGCTTCAATTTGTTTCATTATTTTATTAACAAATTTCTTATCTTTATCTGGTCCACCACCCATCATCCAACCTGCTCTGAATATCCAATATTTTTCGTAATCTTGATTTTGTAATAATTGTTCTACATAATATTTACTCTTACCATAAGCACTTAATGGATATGGTTTATCATCTTCAGTATAGAATTCTTTATCATTACCAAATATACCTGCTGTGCTAATGAATACATAAGGTACATTTAAATCTTTAGCTAAATTAAATAAGTGAATTGCAGCAATTGTATTTGTTAAATAACAATCATCTTTTTCTTGTTCAGCATACTCTAAATCTACTATAGCAGCAAAATTTAAAATTATATCTGGTTTGAATTCATTTACTAGTTTAGATGTATGTTCTAAATCTCTTATATCACAATAAACAATATTGTTTGAATTTGATAAATCCTTATCTGTGAGTAAATAATCTTCAGTATCAAACATACTCTGTAATGTGGTACCTAACATTCCGTTAGCACCTGCTATAAACATTTTATTATATGGTATCATAATAATTATTTTGATGTTCTTGTTTTTCTATTGATTTATGATGTTTTATACAATAAATTTCATCTGTTGGTAGTAATGTATAATTTTTATGCCCAGTTATAACCTCATGAACTTTACTAGCCCAATTTATTTTAGGAGAGTTTTGTAATATACGAGTTTGATAATCTGGAAAATTGATCCATCCTTTTTCATTTATACTCCATCTCCATTTAGTTATGTGATTTTGAGTTAAACCATCTACTGTATTAATTCTAGGGACTAAAAATAAATCAACTGTTGGATTTTCTTGTAATAGTAAATGTATAGATTGAATAAATTCTTCATCCAATAACTCATCAGCATCAATCTGATAAATCCAATCTCCATTACAATGTTGTTTTAAATTATTTTTAAATGAAGAAAAATTAGCATTAAGTGGAAATTCAATAACCTTTATTTGTCCTTCATATTTTCTTAAAACTGAATATACTTCTTGAGTAGTGTTACCTTGATCACATTGAACTACTATCTCATCTTCTGATCTTTTAAACTTAGTAAGCTGAGTTAGTAGTTTATCTATTTCTAGATGTTCAATACAAACAGGTATAGCGTAACTGATTATCATATTTTTTAAATATCAAATAAACCTATGTAAGCACATGCTTCATCAAATGCTTCTTTATTAAATGTTTTTAATGTTTTAGGATCTGATTTGAATTTGGCTCCTTTAAGTTTTTCTTTTTCTTCATCAGTGGTTTCAGTTACTTTGATACCTGCCCAACCCCAATTTTCCTTAGTAGTACCATTTACAAATACAGTACCTTTATCAGCAACATTAATTACAGTTGGATACCATACTTGATTATTGTCATCCACAAATCTAATATCTTTATATAATTCAGGCATTACTTCTTCAGTTTCAGTAACTAATTGTTCGCCATCAATCATTAATTCATTAGATGTAAATCCACATCCCATACAGCTCCATATGTTTATACCTTGTTGTTTATATTCATAACAAGCGTCAGATGAACATCTTTTACATATTACTAATTTATCTTCCATTATTTTATTTTATTAAGTTTAGGTAGTTTTAATTCTACTTGTTTTACTATTTTTGATTCTAAAATATTATCTAATACCTCAGCCATTTTATCAAATGAGAAATTATTTTTAGAATAATGAGCTTGACGTTTAGCTAAATCACTATATTTTCTATAATCACTATATATAGTTTTAAATGCTTTAGCTACTTCAGCATCATTAGGAGTAAACCATTGTGACTCAGCCAAAATCATATTTTGTGATTGTGCTGATTGGTGAACATTGGTTAATAATCCATTTACTAAAATATTATAATCAGAATGTAAGAAATCTATATGGCCACTCCAATTACTTGCTATAATAGGTTTTTTAGATAAACTAAATTCTAATAATGGTCTTCCAAAACCTTCACCTTTAGTTAAACTAACCATAGCTTTTACTTTAGGATGATTATATAAATCATTAATATCTTTATCTTCTAAATCACCATGTAGTAAATAGATGTTTGGTAAATTACCCTTTACAGTTTGTTTAATAGCATCTATTTTTTTAAGTATTTCTTCTCTATCCATAATAGAGTTTGTTACTTGACTTGTTTTTAATATTAGACCAGGTTTATTAGTTTTATTTTTAAATGTTTCTAAAAATGCCTTAATCATATAACCTATATTTTTTCTATCCTCACCAATTTGTCCTTGTAACCAGTGGCCTACAAATAGAAAATTAAAATCTTCTTTAATTTCATCTAATGATTCTACCAAATCTCCTTCTAACAAACCATCAGGAACAAAATTATATTTATTTAAATCAACTCCTTCAAATAATACTTCTATAGGTGATTTTAACTCAATAATTCCTTCAACTTGGTTAGTTTGATTATTACGTTTCTCAAATTTAGATTGTTCAAATACTGTTTTAGCATGGTTTGAAGATACTAAATTTAAATTCATTCTATTTAATCCTTCAATCCAACTCGGATCACATACTGTTGTTTCTATACCAGCTGTAATACCTATATTATATTTTCCAATTGGTTGAAATTCATTTGGAACTGTTACTTGTATCCAAACATCTGGCTGTTGTGGTAACTGAGGTTGTCGAAAAATTAAATCATATAATTGTTTATCCTCTGGATTATCTAAATCTAGAGCATTATATGATGTATTACCCCAACGTTGGGATAAAATTTTAATATCGTATTTATCGTATTTTAAAAGTGCTTTAACTATATCTCTTGATCTAGCACCGTATCCTGACATTGTCTCAATAGGACAACTTATAAATAATAATGGTTTCATAACTATATTAATATACTAATTTATGAGTAATATGTTTTCTTTTTAATGGTTCTGTTTTAATTAATTCAAATTTTGGTTTTGGTTTAAATGTTT